CTTACAATTGTCATAATGTCTCTTTATATTGTATGCACCAGATATAGTTCTGCCGCATTTACAGGTTTCTATTTTTCTATTTAATATCTTATAGGGTCCTCGTTTTTGCCCTAATCTTTTTGCTCCGCTTTTTTCGCCTATGTTTCTTTTAGATTCTTCGCTGAGTTTATAGATACCAGATTTTTTTCTTGGTGGCTTTATTCTACCTTCTTGATAGTATTTTCGCATAATCTCACTATGTTCTGGTCGTTTTTTTCCTCTGTTCACTTCAGCGGCAGCGATAGTTCCAAGATTAGAATATATTATGTGAGGATTAGTTAAGGCGTCTTCTGGAATTTCGTTTAATTCTTGATCAGAAGGAAGATGTATTGGATCAAATTCTGTGTTAAGAATTTCACACAATTTTTTAGAGATGGTATAAGTATACATGCTGGCACTCCTATTCAGTGTTAGAGTCGGTGGATACTGGTAATATCGCGACCGACACCTTTATTTATACAAATTTAATCTCCAGATTCATTCTTTAATCTTTTGAGTAGATCTGCAGTAGAGCCAACAAACACAGCCTTGTCTATTGCGATATTAGTATTAGTAGGCGCTGCTTCTTTAGGCTGTAGTTCTTTTTGTTGTCGTTGTAGAATCATCAGTTTCTCTGTGACATCAGAGAGATTCTTAATCATATTTGCAGCAACTTCGTATGCGCGAGGATGATTTGATTCTTTAGCAACTTCAAGAATACCTTCTAGGGCTTCGTTGCCTTTTTCGATTAGATTGTAGTAATTCGAGCGCGAATAATCTGCGTCTGGATTTTCTGTGTGCGACTGGTGTACTGTTATAGGCTTGTCGTCTTTTACAACAGGAATATACTCAGTATCCAGTATGTCACTTAATTTATTATTTGTGTCGCTCATAAATTATGTAATATTTGGATATTCTTCGATAGTCTGTGTAAATCCAAAGTCGTCATTTGCATTGGCAGTTGATGGATCTGGAATCACAGTCAGATTTACAAGTTGATTGTCGTTCAAGTCAAATGTACTTATTCTATATGCAGTATTTGTCACCGCGCCAGTGAGTTTTTGGTTTGCAATTAGCACACCACTCACATCAACAACAACAATTTGATTAGCAACATTATCCCAAGATTCTACGAAACCAGAAGCATTTGCTCCATTAACAGTTCTGCCTTGGAATACTAGTTCGCCGATCTTGTAATCACCAGAGCCAGCGGTCAGATTAATCTTTCGCTCGCTGGTCTGTAGATATGTGCTATCATATGTGTTTGCGGTAGACTTACGAATAATTTTTGTATTGCTATTGATTGGACCATAGAGATATGCCTTAACAGTAAACTGTAAAGTCCACACTAAAGTTCTTAGTTCTTCGCCTGTGCCAACATCACCCGTTACTGAATAATCAACAGACTCAAGAATAATAGGCACATCAACATTGCTACCAACATCAGCAAGATCTAGTGTGAGCGTATAGTCTGGTGAGAAATACGGAAGAATCTGTTCGATTAATTGTGTGCCGTCTTCAGTATTTCGAACAAAAAGGTTCAACTGAAAATTGTAGTTGTATGGAGCAACATGAGCAGACTTGACCGTTGTGCTAGAGTTTGGGCTAAACTCTTGAGAGAAATTATTTCTTTTGCGAAGAGGATCGTAGGTGATTGATGTCAACTCAAACGACATACGAGGCAATGTGATCTGCGTCCTTTGGTCTAGTCCAGGATCCATTACCAAACGCTGGTAGTATTTTTCTTTAGCCATGTAAGACAGCGGAACAGTGATTCTTTCAATCTCTGTTGTCCCCGCCTTATTGTATCTGACGAGGCGAAGATTGTTGAACATCGAGCCGAATGCTACGACTAACTTTCTAGTGATTCTGTGATAAAAGTGTTGGCTAGAAAGCATTATGGTTCACCAAATGGATTTGCTTCAGTAAAGTCAATAATATTATCTGCTTCTGTTTCGATGCGCACATTGTCATCAAAGCCATCGTTCGCGTCTTCCATTAGATCGACGCTACCCATAGACCAAGATGCGCCAGAAACAACACCGATGATAGCAGTATTTGGTGCAAACTGACCCTTGATGTTTCTGAGTTTCAATAGTCTATTTGGCTTATCCCAATCAGCAACATAGGCTTTTGCTGTTGCTGCGTTCAATGATGCACCTTGATAGACAATTTCCATGTTATCATATGTTCCAGTGCCACCAGCATTTAATGTGTATTCTAGCGCGAATGCTTCTATACTACCGATGCGGTCAATCTCTTCGATGCCAGTGTTCAACAACTCGCCGTTGTATTTGAATGTTTCAATATTTAATCCAAACATATACGGAGCAGCCTTTCCCGCTTGGAAAAAGTTCTTTTCTTCTTCCACTTGTTTGATCTCAAGAAGTTTTTGTTGCACAGGAAGATAGATTAGGTCGCCTTCCTTTGGCGTGTTTCGAAGAGCAGGATTGATTGCTCGTTCGAATGTTCTGCGCGCAACAGCAACCTTCGCAGTCTTTTGGATCTCGAGACCAAATTTAGAAAAGAACTCTTGATTGCCTTCAAAGTCATTGAAAGTTTCAAGGTACATATCAATCTTATAAGCAGAGTTGAAACACTTGACGGGATCGTCGCCGAATAGATCGTCAAGGCTCGACTGCGATGCTCTAGGAAGATAGTAGATGTCGATGCCGTGATTGCGGATCGACTCAATGATCAAATCTTCTATGAGAAACTGTTCTCTTGTTGCACCTTGATTGTTGAAATACACAGAAACGGGCATTGGTTTATCCCACTAACATCTGTGGCGGTAGTTCGTACTCTTCTCTCAACTTCGTGTGCAACAATTCAACCTCAGCAATGGCATCTGTATAGATCTTTTCGCCGTTTACAACTAGCCCACCTGGAAGTGTGTAGTTAGTATATTTGCTTAGATTGTTGCCCCATTGCATCTTGAACAATGCAGTAGTGTAGGACTTCAACCAACTGTCGTTATAGACCTTCTCATATATCTCTGGGTCGACAATTCTTGTTGCCTTGAACGCCAAAAAATCACCAACAGCAATTCTACCCGTCCAGTCCATCTGAATATCAATCTGGTTTACTTTTTTATTGTAGGTAAACGGCAACTCGCCAGTGACAATCATATCAAGCATAGCAAGATGTTCACGAGCAATAACATAGTAAGTGTATGAAGATGACAATAGGTTATAGAAATCGTTTAGGCGAATCTGATAGTTAATGTCAAAGATATTAAATCCAGCAGAACTATTGGATGCAATAGTTCCTGAATTAATTGGGAGAATGCTGCTGATTCCAGTAATAGAATCAGCAACAGTGATGTATCTATTAGACACATCACTCGCCGTCACCTGGTGAGCAAGATAGATATCCTCTGTACCATCGTAGTGATAGTCTCGGAATTTTTGTAGTGCATCATCGATTCGATCTTCTAATTGATCGTCGTCGACATTGATGTCAATTACAGGAAATCCGAGTTTACGGAGACAGTAATTTTTCAGTTGAGTTCTAGTTGCTGGGGATGCCATCTATATTTCTACTTTAGACTGGTGGTGGAACTGGTTGCTGCGGAACTTGCTTCTGTGCTTGCATAATAACCTTGTTGAGCGTCTGGTCAACAACACGATGTGGCAGTTCACGAAGCGCACCAAGAACAAGGTTCACTTCATTGACATTCAATTCAAGTGTAATCAAAGTTTCAGTTTGTACATTTTCCATTCTCAATACCTCTATAGTTTAAAATTACGAAACGATCCATGGAAGAGTATTTCCAGTTGCTTCTTCAACTGGGTTCTTCTTGTCACGAATTTGCTTGTTGATTTGCTCATCAATATGGTCTTTATAGCCGCCAACAACAACAGCCTGGACCCAACCAAGAACAATATCTTCTGTCAAACTATTGTAGTCTATAAAACTGCTTGGGTCAAGTTCTGCGACCTTAAATGGAGTTGCTCCACTAAAGGTGCCCGAATAATTGTCCGCATCTGTACCCGTAAGAGTCCAGGTTGTGCCGATGACGACATTGCTTAGATTTGCAGCAGATGTCTTCTTTAGACTATTTAATTTCCAATTATAAGTGAGCATTTTTTATCCTCTTAAACCTTATCCTACATTCAGTTCAATTGTCCAACTTGAACTGGTGCTACCAGAAGTAGCCGACAAACTCCATCTTGTAAATCTTGGCGTACCAGAAGTGCTGAGAGTAAAGGTGATACCAGTTGCACTAGCCGTTCCGCCACTAGCAGTACCAAGATTCACAGAACCAAATGTACCAGAAGTTCTTGTCCATGTCCAACTTGCTGATAGTGTACACAAAACAGTCACTGTTGCAAAAAGATCATCCGCATCATCAACCAAACCACTAGCTGGTGTAAATACACCCCCAGAGGATGCTAACTGCGTTCCGTAAAAGTCAGCAAAACCAATCGTCCCAGAAGGAAATGTAAATGGTCCTGCGCTACTTGTATAATACTGTGTTCCACGATACGAATTTAAATCATATCCGCGACCGAACTCATTATTTATATCTAGTAAACTAATGACTCCTGAAGACGGAAGTGGCATCAATTAATCCTCTGTTTAGTATATTTAGGCTTTTCTGGCAATCAACATTCTCAACTCTTCAATCTGTTTCTGCTGTTCCTTGATTGCTTCGATGAGTAGACCAACCATATTGCCATATGATACGCCATATTCGTCGATGTCCTCTGCGTATGTAACAACTTCTGGTAATACCTTTTCAACTTCTTGGGCAATTACACCAAGTTGGCGTGTTTTCTTTTCGTCGTCGATTTTGTTATAGAAGACCCCGCGAAGACTATTTACTTTATCTAGCGCGTTGTCAACTGTAACAATATTTTCTTTTTTCCTAGAATCAGAATAGGCGACAATATTTCCAGTTGAATAGATTGCACCACTGACATACAGATAATATGAAGATGATGTAGCAGAGGAACCAATGCCTAAACAATTATTACCAACATTGTGATAAAAGTACCAGCGACCATTGGCTTCTCGGTATACACCACCATTGCCAGCACCGTCATACATAATTCCGTTGACGGCGCTGTATTGATCATAGATACCACCGTAGGAGTTTTTACTTCCTCCGATGCGCCACTGCGTATATGAAGAAGCAGAGTTATAGCCAAAATATATGGAACTATCTGAAATGTAATAGAAAATTGGCGCACGCATGTCGGTAATAGCGCGCATACTTGCGTCAAGGGATGCATAAAAAGTACCATTGACAATACACATCAATCCGTGACTTGTGAGGTTAGAAGCAGGACCACCTGCGCTTGGATAAGACCACCACAAACCATATGCACTAGTCAAACTTGTCCCGTCTGCGTTACCCTTGTACGCATCACCCATTGCAAATACGCACTGATAACGGGTTGATGCATAAGTACCGACGATCCCTAGCCCGTAGTTATTAAAGGTATGAAAACCATCTTGATTAGATGTCGTCCAACGAGAAGTACCATTTCCATCAAAATAATACCCAGTGTTGTCTAAATCATAAAAAATAGGAGCACGCATACTTTGGTTAGCCTGAGCATACGAACCGTCTTTACCGATAGCAAAAACTTGTGTACCTAAATCTTCCGTATCGTAAAAACGAATACCGCCATAACCTGGCTGAGCGCCCATACGAATGCCAGTGTGCCAACGCAAATCTAGTTTGTTATAATTTCCACCGTAATTTTCTAAATTGGTACCAATGTAATAATTACCTTGGGCATCTCCGTCGCCGCCACCAAACATCAACCGAGCGCCAGTTGCTGAATTATATGCGTTGTTGCTAAAATTTCCACCAATAGTAACATATTCAGCAGTTTGAACTCTATACAAATTAGAAGTGCTTGCTAGGTCTGCGTAGTAAGCAGTGTTGCCGCTGTCGTAGAAGATGGGGGCGCGAAAATCAGAACCTGCTGTTCCTGTGCCACCTATGAGCGCACCACCAGCAAATCCAAACCTTGAGTATGTGGTTCCGTTGTTTCGTAATGCTAGGTGGTGGTCATAGCCACTGCCATATTCGTATCCGAGACCATACATGGTTGCAAGTGGCCAAGATTCACCAATAGTCCAAATTACTTTAGATGCTGTACTATTAATATTATAATCACCCATCAAACCACCACTGTTATTGCTAACTAGGTAATCTGAATACTTCATTCTGCCGTTGAATGTGCCTGTATTTAAATTTGAATTTGATGCTGGATCGACATAGTAACTAGTGTTGCCTCGATCATAGTAAATATTTGCTCTAAAGTCACCAGCATAGACAACATTACCTTGTTCGTTCAACAGCAGCGGTTTGCTGTTGAATGACTGAATATATCCATACGATCCATCTGCACCAAAAGCAAGGTCTGAAGAAGATGATGTGCTTATGTCATTTTTAATTTGTAGTTGGTATGTTCCACTAGTTGCTGCAGAAAATCCAGTTGCTTGAACAATTTGACGAGCGCGTTTATTAACTTTTGTAACTTTCCAACCAGAGATATAAGATGTTCCACCACCAGTGTAGTTGAATAATGCTTGCGGTGTCCAGTATTTTGCACCCGAAACAAACTGCCCTGTTGAAGAACCGAACCCGCCAATGTAACCGCTGACTTTAGTCCAAGATGTTCCTGGATTGGTGTTAGACATAACCCAATAACCATACGAACCAGGATTACCGCCAATATCACCAAAACTTTGATTGTATTCTGTTGATCCCATGTAGTGGGTATTTGTGCCAGTTACATTTCTAATCCAGCACTCCATATAAAACACATCATCTTGTTCTATAGGGATAAATGGAAACCCAGAATTAGCGAAACCACCGACATTAACACCACCAACAATAGAAATAGCATAACCACCAGGTGCAGTTGAGTCTGCAACCCAATCTACGGAATTATTGTTAAAGTATGCACGAAGTTCTGTTGTTGTCCAAGTTGGATCAATTTCAAATACAGTTCCACCTGTTGCATAATGCCCTAATGGATACGAACTGGTTGAACTGTATCGATCTTGCGATCTCGTGAGTGTTCGAATTCTAGAATATCCATTAGGATCAGTGTAGAACGCTGTATCATCACTATCATAAAAAATTGGAGAGCGGAAAGATGTAGATGCTCTACCAGTTCCGGAAACATCGAGGGTGAATGACGGTGAAAAACTAGCACCAATGCCAAGACCTGTACTTGTGAGTCGCATTGCATCCGTCATTCCATATTGGAACGACAGACCATCACTACCACCCAGAGTACGGATTCTTGCTCTACCAGTTCCGTTTTCATAGAAGAACAAACCAACAGCACCAGATGTTGAATTGAAGTGTCCTATGTCTCCCACACCAGCAACTGTAAATTTGCCATAGCCAGCCGCAGTGGTTCCTATACCAACATTAGTTCCGTCATCGTAGATTTGGCTGTTGCCGAGTGTAGTTGCACCAGTAAACTTGGCAACATAATTCGTAGTTCCACCAGGAGACACGCCTGTTGCTCCTTGCACACCTTGAGCACCTTGAACACCCTGTGCGCCTTGGACGCCTTGTGAG